CCATCCGCCAAGGCATCGAGTTCGACCGGATCGGACGGCGCGTGGCCTATCATTTCTTTCGACGCCATCCGGGCGACAGCACCGATCCGGGGCTTGCGGGCGAGATCGTGCGGGTGCCCGCCGCCGAGGTGATCCATGTGATCGACCCGGTCGAGGGCGGCCAGCTGCGCGGGGTCTCGAAGTTGGCTCCCGCCATCGTGAAGCTCTTTCTGCTCGACCAGTACGACGACGCCGAGCTGGACCGCAAAAAGGTTGCGGCGATGTATGCGATGTTCGTGACCTCCCCCGCACCGGAGAACCCCCTCGCGCCGGACGATGACGATGGGCGAGACGGGGTCGAGATCAGCCCCGGCCAGATCGTGCGGCTGGATCCGGGCGAAGATGTCACCATCGGCCAACCTGCCGACAGCGGCGGCACCTACGAGCCGTTCCAGTACCGGACCCTCCTGCAAATCTCGGCAGCGCTGGGCATTCCCTATCCCTACATTGCGAATGACATGGTGAAGGGGAACTTCTCGAATTCGCGCCTGGCGCTGATCGAGTTCCGCCGCCGCGTCTCGGCCTGGCAGCATTCCGTGATGGTCTGGCAACTTTGCCGTCCCGTTTATGCGCGCTGGATGGACGCCGCCGTGTTGTCAGGGGCCCTCACACTACCGGGCTATGAGGCCAACCGCAGCCAACTCCTTGCGGTCGATTGGCTGCCGACGAAATGGGACTGGGTCGATCCGCTGAAGGACGCCAATGCCGAGATCGCCCAGATTGAGGCGGGCCTCAAATCCCGCACGCAGGCCATCGCGGAGCGCGGCTATGACGCAGAACAGGTCGACCGCGATATTGCAGTGGAACGTGCCCGCGAACGCGCGCTGGGCCTCGACTTCCGCCGCCCCGGCTCACCCGCCCAAGGCGTGCAGACTTTGTCGGGGCCGGGGGAGGATGGGGATAACAACGACGACACTGACCAGACAGATGAAACCGATGACGCGGAAGACCCTTCACGCAAGCCTGAGGACCAGACCTGATGCTGCATGCCCGCATTGCCGCGCGCGCCTTCAACACGCCGCTGCTGGTTGAGCCCTCCAAGGCCATGGCGTTTCTCTCCGGCCTTGGGCCGCGCATCCTCGGGCGCCGGGTCGAGATTGCTGAAGGAGACGGCTCCTTGGAAAGCATGGTCGTTCCGCCAGCGCGCGCCAGCATCCTTGCCGGCGGGATGCTCGACGATTACCGCGAGCATGGTGATGCACCATACCCGGTGGTGGATGGCATCGCCGTAATTGAGATCTCCGGCGTGCTGATCCACCGTGGCGGCTGGATCGGACAATCCTCGGGCCAGACCAGCTATGAGGGGATCGCGGCACAGATCGAGGCGGCGGCCACTGACCCTGCTGTGCGCGGCCTCGCATTGGAAATTGACAGTTTTGGCGGCGAAGTCGCGGGTGTGTTTGATCTCGCAGATCGCATTCGTGCACTTCGCGCCACAAAACCCGTCTGGGCCTTTGTGGCCGAACACGCCTTCTCGGCGGGGTATGCGCTGGCAAGTCAGGCAACCCGTATCCTGCTGCCGCGAACCGGTGCTCTGGGCAGCATCGGTGTCGTGGTGATGCATGCCGATCTCAGCGGTCAGCTCGATCAGGACGGTGTGCGGGTGACGCTGGTGCATGCAGGATCCCACAAGGTTGACGGCAACCCCTACGAGCCATTGCCCGCAGATGTCCGCAACGACATCCAGCGCGAGATCGACGTGCTGCGGTTCCTCTTCGCCGAGACCGTCGCTGCTGGCCGTGCCGGAAGACTGAGCCAGGAGGCGGCGCTCGCGACCGAGGCGGCGACCTATCGCGGTGCAGATGCCATTGCCGCCGGACTTGCTGATGAAGTGACCGATCTTGCGCGTGGCTTTGCGGCCTTCCGGCAGCTGGTGGCCCGCGCCCCGACACTTTCACCCGCGCGCGACCGGCGCGTGGCAATTGCCCAATCCCACAATCCAACCCACCCCAAAGAGGAGGCAATCATGGCCACCGAACATGAGCATGACGACAAACCGCAGGACACCACCGATCCGGCACCCGATCCGCAGGACGGTGTGTCTGATGCACTCGAGGACCAGCCTGCCACCCCAGCGACGGCCCCCGCGGCGTTTGCTGCACCAACGGCGCCTGCCGCGGCGCAGCCAGGCAATCTGGCGGAATTGTCGCCGCAGCTTCGCGAGGCGGCGGCGGAGATCGCCGAGATCGCGGCGCAGGCGGGTCGCCTCGGCATCGCCATTGATGCCGCGAAAGCGCTGCGCGAAGGCACCGCGCCCGAGGCCCTGCGTCGCCTCGTGATTGAACGCGCAAGTGCCGCCGCAGACGCACGCGACATCGTCGCCGCCCCGCCCTCGACCATCCTGCCGCAAGCGAAGGAAAGCCCGATCGTCGCTGCCGCAAAACGCGCCGCCGCCGCAGGTGTTCGGGCCTGACGCAAGCCTCTCGCGGGCCGCTGAAGCCCACGATTCACGCCGACCACCTCCTATCAAGTAGGTCGTCTGACCGATCCGCGCCGTCACATCCCCCGCCGCAATCTTCTGGCGGGGGATGTCTTTTTGCACCCCTGGCACAGGAGCCCCGCCATGACCGTCCTCACCCAGCCCACCACCATGGGCGATGTCCTCAAATACGAGGTCAATCCGAACTACACCCGCGAGATCGTCCCGCTGCTGGTCGGGACCGCCTATCCTGCAGGCTCCGTCCTCGGCCGCGTCACGCTGAGCGGCAAATACACCCTCTCGCCCGACGCAGGGTCGAACGGGGCCGAGGCCGCGCTGGGCGTGCTGCTTTATGCCGTCGATGCCACCCTTGGCGATGCCGTCGGCATCATCCTGGTGCGCGGCCCCGCCATCGTTTCGCGCGCAGCCCTCGCCTATGACGGCTCGGTCGATGACAGCCCCAAGATCGCGGCCAAGCTCGGCCAGCTGACTGCGCTGGGCATCATCGCGCGCGATACCGCCTGATCGGGCTTTCCTGCAGCCTGATCACCCAGCCGCGCACCAGCGACTGGCGCGGCCAGCCTTCATCCCCCTCTTTCCCCCGGAGTTCCTCATGACCATCATCCGCAATCCGTTCGATGTGGGCGGCTATTCGCTCGCCGACATGACGCAGGCCATCAACATCCTGCCCAACCTCTACACCCGCCTCGGCCAGATCGGCCTTTTCCGCTTTGAAGGCGTCACCCAACGCGCCATCGTCATCGAGCAGCGCGAGGGGGTGCTGAGCCTGTTGCCCTCTGTCCCGCTTGGCGCGCCCGCCACCGTCGGCAACCGCGAGGCGCGCTCGATGCGCTCCTTTGCCCTGCCGTGGATCCCGCATGACGACGTGATCCTGCCCGCCGATGTTCAGGGGATGCCCGCGATCGGCCTCTCAGATGCCACCGATCCGCTGGTCGAGGTGATGAACCGCAAGCTGACGCTGATGCGGCGCAAGCACGCCCAGACCCGCGAATACATGGAGATGAACGCCCTGCGCGGCATCGTGAAGGATGGCGCTGGCACCACGCTCTACAACTACTTCACCGAATTCGGCCTTGATCAGATCTCGGTCGACTTCGTCTTCGGGACCGCAGGCACCAACATCCAAGCTAAGGTCCGAACCACCCTGCGCGCCATCGAGGACAATCTGATGGGCGAGACCATGACCACCGCACACGCGCTGGTCAGCTCCGAGTTCTTCGACAAGCTGATCAGCCATCCCAAGACGGAAGATGCTTACAAGTTCTTCTCGGCCACCGGCGGCCAGCCCCTGCGCGAGGACATGCGCCGCGCTTTCCCCTTCGCGGGCGTCCTCTTTGAGGAATACAACGGCTCGGTCACGCTCTCGAGCGGCACTTCTGAACGGCTGATCCCGACCGGCGAGGGCATCGCCTTTCCCATGGGCACCTTCGATACCTTCACCACCTATGGCGGACCCGCGAACCTGCTGGAAACCGCCAATACCATCGGCCTGCCGCTCTATGCCCGCCAGATGATGGACGCCAAAGGCCGCTGGATCGATTTGATGACGGAAGGATCGATCCTGCCCGTCAACAAGCGCCCGCGCCTCGCGATCCGGCTGCACAGCTCGAACTGACGGGCCCGCGCATGTCTGTCTTCACGGCTGCCATCGACAACCTCTTCGCCGATCCCAGCATCGCCCGCGACGCGGTCTATGTCGCCGACGGTGGAACTCCCGTCCTCGTCCGCGTGGTCCTGCGCCGCGCGGACGAGATCACCGGGTTCGGCGACGCGCGCCTGTGGTCGGAGACCACCCGCGTTGACCTGCGCACAGCCGAGGTTCCCAACCCGCGCCCCGGCGACCGGATCGAGATCAATTCCGAGGCATTCCTCATTCAGGGCGAGCCCGTCCGCGACCGCGAGCGGCTCGTCTGGACCCTGGACCTGCGTCCGGCATGAGATTAAAGCTCGACATCACCCCCGATCTGGTCGCCATGCTGGCCGAGGAAATCAAGGCCGGCGAAATGGCCGTCAGTAAGGCGGTGGGCGAGGCCGGGGCCGGTCTCAAAACCGGCTGGCGGGCCCAGATCACCGGCGCCGGGCTCGGTCAGCGCCTGGCCAACACCATCCGCTCGGAGCAATTCCCGAAGGGCAAACCCAGTCTGAATGCGGCAATCGTCGTCTGGTCCAATGCACCCGTGATCATCGGCGCCCATGACACCGGGCCGCTGATCCGGTCCAGGAATGGCCTTTGGCTGGCAATCCCGACGGCAGCCGCAGGAAAAGGCACCAAGGGCGGCCGGATCACCCCCGGCGAATGGGAACGCCGCACCGGCCTGCGCCTGCGGTTCGTCTATCGACGCTCTGGGCCCAGCCTCCTGGTGGCCGAGGGACGGCTGAACACGAAAGGCCGCGCGGTGGCGTCAAAGTCAAAGACCGGGCGCGGAGTGGCAACCGTGCCGATCTTCCTGCTCGTGCCGCAGGTCAAGCTGCGCAAACGGCTGGACC